CACGGCCCCCACTCGAGCTGGTTGTCAAACCCGGGGACGATCACGAAAACCCCGTCGGCGGTCATTCGGCTGACCCGCGCCTCCCACGCCTGCGAGGTCGAGAACGCCGGCGGCACCGCCGCCGCGGGTGCGAATAGCTGATCGAGCGCTGGCATCTCAGTACCCCGGCCAGTGGCGGGCGACGAAGGTGTCGGTGGACCGCGGCCCGACCCGCTGGTGCGGTCCCAGCGGCCCGGAATTCCACGGGCTGGTGTCAAACCGCCAAGCGTTCCCGACCCCGTTCCACCGGATCCACACGTGCTCGCTCGAGCAGTAGACGGTGAAGTACCGGCCCGGGCCTGCTGCGCCCCAACTCTCAAAGCTGCCGCTGACCATCGGCGCGCCGCCGTAGGTCAGGCCCATCCCGCCAGCCTGCGCAAGCGCCGCCGACACCGACCCCGAACAGTCATAGCCACCGCCGGACGGTTGCCCGGCGACCGAGTGCCCGCCGCCCCACACGTACGGGTAGTTCTTGTCGGAGATCTTGTTGGCGGCCAGGTAGGCGCGGGCGACCGGAAGCGGAACCCCGGAGGTGCTCGCGCCGTTCAGCGCCCCCGACCCGCTGGTCGCGCGCGGCATGTCGGCGACGCCGGCCGTCGGGCTCTTGACCGTGATCGTCTTGGTCGTCGTCGACGGCGCCGGCTCGGGGAGCGTCGCCTGCTTGCGAACCAGGTTGATCGTCGCCTGCTGGGTGCCGAGCGTGCGGTCGACCTCGGAAACGAGCCACAGCCCGTTCGCCGTGCCTTCCTTCTGGATCTCGATCACGTCGCCGGGGAAGATCGCGTAGCGGCGGGTCAGCACCGTCAGCGTCGCCTCGGTCGCGGGGCGGCGTGTCTCCCAGTCCCATGAAAGGTCGACGACGCCGGCGCTGTGCTCGGTCAGCCTGGCGACCGGGCTGCGGCCGATCAACCAGTTGTCTGAGACGTACCAAACGACGCCGCCGCGGCAGAAGAACCGCCACTTGACCTCGTCAGCGAGCCGGCGCGCGCACTGCCAGCTCGTCTCCCGGGCGTCCGCGGACCCGCGGCTGAATTCGTACGGTTCGACGCGGGTGACGGTGTGGGAGGTGGTTGTCGTCCCCGTGTCCGCGCCGGCGCCGAGCGACAGCGGCGACGTGCTGCCGCCCGAGCGGTGAAAGACGTTGTAGAAGTTCTTGCCCTCGCCGTACCACGGTGCCGGCGCCTGCGGATATTGGGAGCGCTGCGTGAGGTTCGACGCGTCGATCCAGCTGTGCCCCTGGTTGCGATAGCCCAGGTACCGGTCAAGGAACGCGTTGATTGCGTGCTCCGGGTTGGTCACGTCGGCGTAGGACCCCCACGCGCCGACGGACGGGCGCTGCTGGAACAGGCCGGCGGAGTCGCGGTCACCGCCGCCCAGGTTCATCAGCCCGGACTCCTGAATCGACGTCGCGATCGCCCCGGCGACGGATACCCGGTCGCCGCCGCGCTTGATCGTCATCGCGACGATCAGCGCCCCGTACTTCAGTTGCTCGGCGTTGGCGCGAACATGCTTGACGGTCAGGCTCGCGAGCGCCGCCGCGCTCGGCCCGCTCGAGCTCCCATCGTCGGCTGCGCGACCGCCGACGACAAGCAGCCGCCGCCTGCTCGAGCTGTCGCCGCCGTCCTTGCCGAGGTCGGGTTTGAGTTGCGGCTGGCGCTCGTCGAGCTCGGGGCAGCGAAACGGGATGCTGACCCTGGTCGGCTCGTCGACGAGCCCCTTTATGAACTGTGCCCTGGTCGTGTTCTTGCGGTTGGCCTTCCGCGGCTTGGAGTACTGGCGCAGCACGTTGATCGCGGTCTCCTCGAAGGTGAGCGTGAGCTCGTTGCCGTCGCGGGCGACCTTGACCAGGGTGTATTCGACGCCGTCTAAAACCAGCTGCGAGTGCGTCCGGACCAACGCGGAATGCAGCAGGGTGCGGTGCGGGTCGCGGACCTTCATCTCAAGCGTCGACGCCCCGTCGAGTGTCATCGTCAGGGTGACCTCGGTCGTTGCGCGCTTGAGGTGCGCGACCTGGCCGCTGTCGCCGCGAAGGTCGAGGTCTGCGACGTCGAGGTCCTTCGCGGGCGGCCGGACCGTGCCGGTCGACGGCAGCGGCTTGGCCTTGGTCTTGACCTTCAGGACGGCCATCAGTTCCCCCCGCCCGGCACTTGGACCGGCTTGGCGCGCGGCTGCGCCTTCTTCTTCTTGTTGCTGCTGCCCTGGGCCTTACCGCGCGGCAGCGTCCGCAGCGCCGCGGGGTCGTGGTACTCCATCAGGTGGACGGTCACCTCCTGGCGCCGGCGGCGGCCGGTTGCCTCGTCGCGGATCGCGTCGCCCCAGTCCAGGCCGGTCACGATCCAACGCTTCTCGGTGTGCGGCACCGCCCCGTAGAGGCGGACGGAGTGCGGGGTGGTGTCGCCCTGCTGGCGGGTCGCGAAGGACTCGAGGCTGTCCAACGCCGACTCGATCCACAGCCCGCGCGGCCGCTGGTTCTGCCGGCGCATCGGCGGCGGCTCGCGGGTCTGCGGCGCCTCGAGCGCCCGGCCGTGCGCCCCGCCCTTCTTACCGAACACCGCGCTCTTTGAATGCTTGAGATGGCCGGGGCGTGACGGTGGTGCCGGCAGCGGCCGCCGTGTTTTCATCCTGGTGACCATCCCGATCGGCCTGCCGGTCTGGGGGCTCTGGAACTTGACGCCGTGCGGCAGCTTCGGCGGCCGGTGAAACGACGCCGGTAGGTGCGGCAGCACCGGGTGCACAAACCACCCGTCGTAAATCAGGTCGAGGTCCATCTCGAGGTTCGCCGGGCTGCCGAATTCGGTGATGCCGATGTGCCTTGGCATCGTGATCTGGTTCCACCCGCCGTAGCCGGCGGTGACCTTCGCGCCGTCGGGGCCGAGCAGCGCGACGGTCCACTGGTTCGCGATCGCGTACGCCTGGATCACGACCCAGAACCCGCCCATCAATTTGCCGGGCTTCTGCTGCGCCGACGGGATGGTGTTCCACCGGGTCATCGCGCCGCCTGCAGGTCGCCGGCGTAGTCGGCGACCGCCTGGCCGATCATCCGCTTCTCGAGGAAGGTCTGCACCACGATCGGCCGGCGGCCGCCGCCGCCGCCGGTCAGCGCCGCGGGTGCGGGGATCGGTGTGACGGTCGCGCCGCCGGGGAGGTGCACGATCTCGGGGCCTCGCTCGCCGACGAGCGCCAGCCCGGCCCGCGGCTGCGTGCCGCCGGTCGCGAACTTCGAGATGAGCCCCCCGGCGAACCCGCCGATCTTCGACGCGATCGAGGTGACCGGGCTGGCTATCTTCGAGGGCAGGCTGGTGACCTCGCCGATCACCTTCCGGATCAGGCTCAGGATCGACTGCAGCTTGCTCGAAACGAACCCGACCGCCGAGCTGATCGCGTTCTTGATCCCGTCAAACATCCCCGCGGTCGCGCGCCTGACCTGCGCCGGCAGCCCGGTGAAGAACCCGACTATCCGCTTCGGGATCGACGCGAAGAACGACGCGATCCCGCTCCCCTGGGCGATCACGAATTTCTTGGCGGCGGCGAACGCCGCCTTGATCGCGTTCAGGACGCCGGCGACCTTGCCGCGGAGCAGGAAGAACGCCGCCGCGACCCCTGCTAGCGGGCCGAGCAGAACCGTCGCGAGGATGATCGCCAGCAGCTTCCAGTGGTCCTTGATGAAATTGACCACCGTTGTGACCACTGCTTTTAGCGCGTCAAACCCCTTGGTCCAGGCGGCCGTGATGAATGTGACCACAGCCGAAACGGCGACCTTGATTCCGTTGAATGCGGCGTTGACCAGGTCGCGGAACCACCCGACTTTCTTGTAGGCGATGACCAGGCCGACCGCTAGTGCCACCAGGGCGGCGATGATCAGGTAAATCGGGTTGGCGGCCATCGCCGCGTCCCACAACCACTGCGCGGCCTCGGCGAGCTTGATCACCACGATCTGCGCCTTGGTCGCCGCGGTCTGGAGAATCGTGGCGTCCTTCATCGCCTTCATCGTCGAGGTGAACCCCTTCGCCGCGCTCGAGATCTTGTCGAACACGAGCAGGCCGGCGAGCCCGGTCGCGACCACGACCAGGGCCGGGCCTAGCGGCGGGCAGATCTGCAGCAGCCTGCCGAACCAGGTAGCTAGCGGCTGGAGCATCTTTGCCGCCTGGCTGAGGACCGGAATTAGCGCGCTGCCGATCGAAACCTTGACGCCCTCCATTGCCATGTTCAGCTCGCGCTGCTTCTGCACGAGCTCGAGCGCGGACTTGCCCGACGCGGCGTTGGCCGGCACCAACTTGGACGCCGAGTCCAGTAGTTCGTTCATGCCCTTCGCGCCGCCCGAGAAGATCGGCAGCATCTGGGTGCCGGTGCGGCCGAGGAGCTTCTGCGCGAGCGTGGCCTTGTTGATCCCGTTGGGCAGCGTGTTGAACGCGTTGGCGAGCGTGTTTAGCTTCTGCTGCATCGGCATCTTGATCAGCGCCGCCTGGCTAATCCCGAGCTGGTCCAGGGCCGTGATGCTCGCCTTCGACGGCTTGCCGCCGAGGGCGCCGAGGTTCCGGCCCAGCGTCGCCATCCCGACCTGCAGCGTCTTGACCTGAATGCCGCGCTCCTTCGCGACCAGCACCCAGGACTGCGCCTGCTTCTGGTCTAGGCCGGTGACCCGGGTAAACGCCGCGGTGTCCTTCGCGAGTTGCACCGTCGTGGAGACGGAGTCCTTCAGTAGCGAGAACCCCTTGTAGACGATCCCGGCGGCGGCCGCGGCGCGAACCATCGAGCTCGCCGACAACTTGGACTGCTTGGCGACCTCCTGCTGGCCTGAGCCCGCCTCCTCGGTGGACCCCGCGGCCTTCTTCATATCCGAGGAGAACTGCGCCTGGCCCTTGACCGTCAGCTCCGCGATGATCTGCTCGACGAGGCTCATCGCCGGCCCTTGCTCAGCCAGACAGAGAGCTCGGCGACGATCAGCCGGGCGTTGCGCCGGTCCAGCTCGAGCCGGTAGTGGGCGGCGCGTTCAAGCACGCGGATCAGGGTCGCTCGCTCGGGTGTGTCGGCTCGGAGAAACTCGGTCGGGTCTACTCCGAGGACGACGGCGGCGCCGAGCGCGTCGATCCACCGCCGGTCGATGGTTCCGAGGCGGCGATCTCCTCCTCGACCAGCCCCATGAATTCGGCGATCTTGCCGATGTGCTGACCGAGCGCGATCCCGTTGCCGTCGAACATCCGGTCATAAACCTCTTTGATCGAGAACACGAACTCGTCGCCGGGTCGCTCCCAGCTCAGCAGCCGTGCCAGCCGGTCGTCGAATTTGACTGGTCCGAGCGCGTCCTCGAGCACGACCCACTCGTCGCTGTCGGCGCCGCGGGCTTCGATCGCGCGGCAGGCGCGGTGAACGATCTCCAGTGACGCCTTGATCGCCTCGCCGGCCGCGATCGTCGAGTCGCCGCCGTCTAGGCCGAGGGTGGCCTGCCAGGACTCGAGCTCGTCGATGCCGACCATGCCGTACCGGGCTCGGAGCGTGCCCTCCCACCGTCCTGGGAGCCCGATCGTGATCTCGGAGCGCCGGCGTTTCTGCGCGGCCTTGGCTCGGAGCTCGGCGAGCAGCGAGTCGGGTGCGGCGTCGCCGGCTTGCCCCGGCTGGCTGACACCGGGGATCGGGAACTTGTCGATGGTGCTCATGCGATCGTGTCGATCGTGAGCTCAACCTCGACCATCGAGGCGTCGGAGCCCATCGAGTCATGCGTCGGCGGGGTGCACCGCTTAAACGTGCCGGCGAGCCACTCGACCGGGCCGGCCTGCGCGCCGAACGTGTTCAGCGGCACCCGTCCGACGGTCGCGCGGCTGCGGCCGCATTGTCGGCGTAGCCACTTCACTCGGCCGGCGATGAAGTCGTCGTGGTGACGTGACAGCGTCACGTTGCCGATCGTCTGTCGGCCGCCGAGGCTGATCTGGTTGTCCATCCCGCCGGGGCGGAACACCAACTCCTCTGAGTCAGACTCGCCGCCGTCGAACGTGTCCCACACGCCGAGGTCGGTGCCGCCGACGTTGAGCACCACCATCCAGGTATCTTCGCGCTGCGCGCTCACTTGAAAGACCTCCTACACCGCCATGCTCAGCGGTGTTTTCTGAATTTCGATCTGCACCCACTCACCGGGTGGTGAAACGCGAACGCGCACGACCGCGTGGACTTCACCGTTGGCGATCGTGTCGATCGTGTTGACCGACGGTCCGGTGTCAATCGTGAAGGCGTCCTCTGGCTGATCGCCGTACAACGCGCCGAGGCCGAAAAAGTCGAGGCAGATGCCGCCGAGGGCGACCTGCAGCTTGGTAAAGAGGCGCCCCTGCCCGTCGATCTGACGGTGCACAAATTCCTCGGAGGCGTTGTCAAATTCGGCGGCCATCGCGAGGATCGTTCGCGCCCCTGGGAACCACATCCAGTTCGTGTCGTCGGGGCCCGCGGCGGTCCGGGTGCCGTAGGTCCGGATGACGTCGGAGCGCATTAGCTTCGGGAGCGTCACCCCGAGGTCGTTCAGCAGCTCGCGGGTGTCGTCGTCGAAGTCCAGGGATAGAGCGAGCGCGGCGAGCGACTCGCCGTTGTTGCCGGCGGCGGCCTCGTTCGGGTTGCCGGTCTGCGCGTCGGCGCGGGCGATGATCCCCGCCTGGATCGCGGAGTAGGGCACCAGCGCGGTCGTGCCGGCGACCGGGCCCGGGTACACCAGCCGGGGCGCGAGCGCGCACGCGTACCGGGATCCGGTGACGACGTGTAGCGCGTTGGCGTCGGCGGCGATCGACGGCTCGTCGGTGTCGTTGAGGTCAAGCAGCGCCGGCCGCCGGTTCGTCCAGCAGTGGTCAAGAATCGCGGCGTGCATGTCGGGGTCGGTGCACCCCGGGTAGAGGACCTGCGCAAACCCCATGTTGTAGGTGAACCTCGACAGGGCGGTCGCGACGACCGACGGTGTGATGTTCGCGTCGTCGACGCCGCCGGTCAGCGCCGCGGGGGTGGCGGTCACCGGGATCCCGTCCTCCTCGGTGCCGTCGTCGGCGGCGACGCTCAAATATTGGGAGGTCTGGCTGGCCCAGGACACCGCGTCGGCGATGGTCCGCAGCCGGGCGGAGCGTTCGGTGACGACGCCGCCCTCGGTGACCACGATCCGCACCGGCGCCGGCGGGGTGCTGCCGTTGCCGTCGCCGTTGCCGTTCCCGTCGCCGGGGTCCTCGGGGTCTGCGAGCAGCAGCGGTGAAACGTCGGAAACGACCGTGACGGTGACGTCGTTGGCCCACGTCCCGGGGCTGCTGGCGCTGACCTGCAATTCGCCCATCTCGACCTCGGCGGTCTTGGCGGCGTCGCCAACCAGCCGCACGAACGACATGTTCGCGCCGCGCTCGGTGAAGAACGCGCGAGCCGAGTTGCGGGCCTGCAGCCCGCCGGTCGATCCAAAGAACCGCTCCCAGTCAGCCTGCGAGTGGACCGTCGCCGGCGTGACGGTCGGGCCGCGGTCGGCCTCGCCGATCATGAATGCCTGGCCGAGGTCAAGCTCCCCGCCGCCGCCCGGCGAAGGCTCGGTGATCAGAATGTCAGTTCCGGGACGTGGCATGAGCGCTCCTCACAGGTTCAGGACGGTGTCGATCCGACGGAGAAGATCTGCCGTGAAACGTCCTCGGCGAGCTCGCTCGGGCGGTAGTCAAACTCGGGCGGCTTGGCCGCCTGGCGCGAGGTGCCGAGCCAGTTAAAGCTCGCGTATGGCGCGTCGCTGGCGATCTTCACGTGACTCTTGTCGACCGTGACGACCTTGACGCTGCGCGCCAGCCGCCCGGTCTGGCGGGCCTGCTGCAGCTTCACTGTCTCGAGCGCCTTCTTCCCCGCCTTGTCGAGGTCGACGTCGTCGGCCTGGTCGCCGAGTTTCTTCAGCAGCTTGGTCATGCGTGTCGTGTCCAGCGAGACGGGGGTGGGCCTACTCGTCGCCATCGGGCTCCTCCTCGAGCGGCAGCTTCTGCAGGTCGACGTCGACCGTTCGTGCCAGCGGCCACGGGCCGTAGGTGTCGGCGTCTGGAATGTCCGGGCCGGCGGTCGGGTCGACGATCTGGTTGGTCCAAACCTGAAAGATCGAGGTGGCCTTGAGCACGTAGCGGCCGGCGCGGTCGTCGCCCGGGACCTGGTCGAGGCGCATCCCGGTGTAATGGATCCAGTCCAGCGGCGTCCCGCGACCGTGCTGAGTCAGCAGCCGGCGGGTGACCGCTTCAAACACCGAAGCGGTTCGCCTGGTCTCGCGCGGGTCGCGGCCGCGGACCGAGACTGACACCTCGGTCGTCCACTCGCCGGCGTACATCTTCTCCATCCCGCCCTGCGCCGATGCCATCTCGGCGGTCTTGGACACGACCGCGGGCAGCGGGTGGTCGAGCAGCTCCTCGTCGGTCAGCATCGTCGCGTACTCGCGGGGGTTCTGAAGCTCGAGGTCGCGCTCCTCTTTGAGGCGTCGCAGGTAGGTCGGCATCCAGGTGCGCGCGAGCTCGAGGATCTTCTCGTCGACGTCGGTGCTGGCGACCAACGGCCCCCAGTCGGCGTACCCGATCTTCTGGCCGTTCTCGAGCACCTCGGCCCAGGTCGTCATGCGAGCCTCAACGCGCCGGCGTTGATCTGCGCGAGCTCGGCGTCGGTCAGCCGGTTGATCCCGGCGAGCGCGTCGGTGATCAGGTCCCGGTACAGCGCGACCTGCGACTCGGTGACCTGCTCGCGGAAGAATGACCCCTCGATCAGCACCGCGGTGTAGAGCGCGATGATGTGCCGGACGTCGGCGTAGAACCGCTCGGGGAACCGTGGCCGTAGCTGCGACAGGACCGCCGGGACGGCCTGCGCGAGCAGCCGGTCGACGTCGTCGACGCTCGGGCGTGTCTCGTCGGTAAAAACGAGCTGCTCCTCGACGCCCTCGGTGTAGGTGCGGGTCCGGACCAGGATCGCGACGTCGTCGACGCTGGGTGTCAGCTCCTCGGGGTCGGGGTCGGGCCAGTCGATCGGCACGTCGGGCCCGGTGCCGGTGTAGGTGAACAGCGGCACGAAAATCTCGACCGTCGGCGTCGCCGCGTCGTCCATCCAGACGAGCTGGAACGCGCCGGCGGCGAGCGCCTGGTCCATCGCCGGGTCGCCGCCCTGCTCGGGTGGCCGTTGCGAGGTCCGCGGCGGCGCGTCCATCTGTACCGACCAAACGAACCCGACGAGGTCGGCGGCCTGCCAGTAGCCGGCGATCGCGCGGGTGACCGGCACCTCGATCCTCGCGCCGAGCCGCACGCCGTCGAGGCCGCTCGGGTTGAGCAGCGTCGCGGTGAACGGCTGTCCGGCTGGGACGTGCATTAGCCGCTACGGGCTCGCCTGCCGCCTCCTGCCGGCTTCGGCTTCGGCTCCTCCTGTGCCTGCTCCTCGACGTCCGCCGCGGCCGGCTCGGCCGCCTTGGCGGCCTTGGGCGCCTTGGCCGGCGGCGCGCTCGGGTCGTCGAACGCGCCGCTGTCGACCTCGTAGTGGTCGGGGAACGGCCGCCCGGCGAAGATCCGCCGCTTGACCTTCACCCCGCCTATGTCCTCGAGGCCGTAGGTGTCCTGGCGTGCGATCCGCACCATTGCCCCCGGTCCTTATGAGCCGTCGTCGATGGTGGCGACCGCGAAGCTCGAGGGCCTCCACACCGGGAACGCCACGCGTGTCTCCGCGAGGATCGTGACCCGGTTTCGGACGAAATCGTCTTGATCGCTGTCTGAGGTTTTGACGTTGACCCCCTCGCGAACCAGCAGCGAGCAGCCCATCGAGTCGCCAACGAGCGGCTGGTCGGCCGGCACCACGCGGCTGGTGGTCAGCGCGAGGCCCCAGATCGTCTGCGCGACCATCCCGCCGGGCAGCTGCCCGGGCGTGCCGTAGATGTAGTTGCCCTGGCTGTTCTTGAGCAGCAGCAGCTCCTGCCAGGTGACCGGGTTCAGCGCGGCGAAGTTCGGCTCGCCGTCGGAGAGGACGATCACCGTGATCGCGCGCAGCACGACGTCGGCGATGTTGTCGCCGGCCTCCGCGCTGACCTCACCGATCCCGGTGGTGTGGTAGATGCCGGTGATGTTCTGGCCGGTGCCGTCGCCGTTGAGGATCTGTGAGAGCACCTTGCGGCGAACGTCGTAGGGCAGCAGCGTGTTGATCATCGACCCGAGGCCGGCGGCGTCGTCCAGCGCGGCGCGCTGCACCTTGATCCACCCGGCGATCGTCCTCGCCGGCGCGGTGGCGTCCTGCAACGTCAGCCCGGCCTGCGGCTTGATCGCGCCTTCGGCGACGACGTCGGAGGTGCCGGGGACGGCGATGACCTGCACGTATTCGACCGCGTTTGAGTCAGTCGTGCCGGACGGGATCATGTCCAGCAGCGACAGGCTCATCAGGTTCGGCGGGACGACGCCCTGGTAGTCGGGGCGGATCGCGCCGCCGACGCTGACGGACGTGATCGGCCCGGCTGGCGCGCCGGGCAGCCCGTCGGCAGCCATCGACCGTGAGCGTAGGAATCCGAGCGCCTCCTCGCGGCTTGCGAGCTGCCCGAGCTCGATGACGCCGAACTTGCCGGTCGAGCGGAACGTGCCGCGCTCCCGCGCGTCGGCGTAGGCGTCAGAGCCGCGCAGCAGCGCGTGGCCGTTCCAGCCGGCGCCGTGGCGCAGCTCGAGCTGGCCGACGGTTGCGGCGTGGCCGCCGCTGCCGTTGTCCGAGGACTGTCCGAGCAGGCCGAGTAGCGCGACCTCTGACTCCTGGTGGGAGGCGATCTCGTCCTTCAGGTCGCCGACCTTCTTGACGGCCTGCTCGGCCGCCTTGAACTCGGATGTCTCGGTCAGCTTGACGTCGTCGGCGAAGTTGGCGCCGCTAAACGCCTCCTTGGCTGAGTCCTGGTCTTTCTTGGCCTGCGCGAGACGGTCGCGGAGGTCCGCGAGTTGCTCGCGGATGTTCTGTAGCTGGTCTCGGATCCGGCTGTCTGCGGTGACGGGCATCGCGATCTCCTCTGGGTCGGTTAGGGCTGTTGGCCCATCACGGCCAGCAGACGCTCCCTCTCGGTCGACGTGTATGTGGTCGTCTCGGGCGCGGCGTCCTCGGCGACGGCCTGCGCGCGGCGCTGCTCGAGCGCGGCGCGGCCGGCGGGACTGGATACGCGGCGGATGGTGTCTGCGAGCGTGCCGACGCGGTCGGCGAGCCCGGCGCTGACGGCCTGGCGGGCGTGCAGGCTGCGGCCCTCGCCGTAGCCGTTGCGGACGTCGTCGACGCTGGCGCCGCGGCCGCGGGCGACGGCGGCGGTAAACATGCGGTAGTAGTCGTCGACGTCGGACTGCATCGAGGCGCGCGCCTCGTCGCCGAGCGGCTGGTAGGGGTTGCCCTCGACCTTGTATTTGCCGGCCGAGATCAGGGTCGGGACGATCCCGGCCTGCTCATGCGCGGCGGACAGGTCGCGGTGCAGCTCGTAGACGCCGATCGACCCGGCGTCGCCGGAAGGTGTGACGACGATCTCGTCGGCCTGTGACGCGAGCCAGTAGGCGGCCGAGGCGGCCTGCGTGTTGGCGACCGCGACGATCGGCTTGGTCGCTCGCGCGGCGCGGATCTGGTCGCCGGTCTCGGGGATCTGGTCAACCATCCCGCCGGGCGAGTCGATGTCGACCACGATCGCCTCGACCTCGGGGTCGGAGGCCGCGTCGGCGAATTGCTGTTGGAAGGTCTGCAGTCCGCCGCCTCCGAACAGGAGCGCGAACAGCCCGCCGACCGGTGGCATCAGCACGCCCTTGAGCGGCACGACGGCGACCCCGGCGCCGGCGCGGGTGGGGCGGCTCGCCTGCGCGGCGAGGTCGCCGGCGAGTTGCGTCTCGGATGCAATCAGCGCCCGGTCGAGGTCGTACAAGGCGGCGAGCGCACGGGCGTCGATCGCCCAGGCGCGGCAGTCGGCGAACACGCTGACGGCGGCGCCGATGACGGCCGGGTCGATCTCGAGCGCCGCGGTGCTGCTGTCGTCGGAGCCGCTGCCCTGGTTATCGAAGTGATCGATGTGGCGCTGCAGGTGGGAGCGGACGGCGTCGTGGTCGGCCTCGGGGATCCGTGACTGCGCGAGGCGCTGCAGGGCGCTCCGGGCGCCGTTGACGTTCGCGGAGGCGACGCGCCCGTTGTTTAGAACCTGGTGGTGCGGGAGCGCGTAGGCGGCCTTGGTGTCCGCGTCGCCGTCGGGGTCGCGCCAGGCGTACATGCGCTCGAGCACCGCCTGGCCGGCGTCGCTCGGGATGCGGGCCTCGTTCGCGGGGCCGTCCCACGGCTGGTCCACAACCGGCGTGTCTCGGTACGGGGTCGCAGGCACCTCCTGCGACGTTTACCGGCTCTGAGCGGCAGTTTTAGGTCTGAGCCCGGTTCCGCAATATTGCGGGGAATCTTGCGGCCGTGCTGCCAACCAGCGCGAAGTGTGCGGCCTGGTTGCCGCAGGAGCGGGTGTTGCCCGACCGCAGGTTCCCCGACCAGACCAGCGTCCGCCGACCGCAATCGCACTGACACCAGTACCGCGCCTCGCGGTGTCCGTTCTGGGATTCGACGCCCTGCACGACGAGCATCCCGAACCGCTGCCCGGTCAGGCTGCCGTGGATCACTGGGCGCGGACCGCCTCGACGATCTCGCTGATCAGGTCCTTGCGCTCCCGCCGGCGGTCATACCCGTCGTCGGTGCCGGTGTCGCGGTGGACCTGGATCACCGGCCCCTGGTGAAGGTCGGGGGCCAGGACGGGCTCGAGGCGCGGCGGGCCGACAGTCCCGTCGGCGCGGACCCGGCCGGCCATCTTCTCACCCGCGGTCTGGACCCTTGCGCCTGCGCCTGGCACGGCGGTCGTGAACTGCACCGGCGCGGTCGGCTGCGAACCGACGGGCTGCAGGTTGTTTGCGGGAATGTAGAACTGGTCCATGCCGGGGATCTGCGCGTGCGCCAGGTTGAGCACGGCGCGGCCCTCGTTGGGGGTCATCAGCGCGGAGGCGATCGCGTCGCGGAGCGCGTCGATCTCCTGCAGCCGGTCGCCGCGGAGCACGGCGCCGAAGTCAAACTCGACAAAGACGTCCGGTTCGCGCATCAGCCCCCACACCAGTTGGGCGTTGATCGCCGCTTCGATCAGCACCAACGGCGGGCCGAGGCACTCGGTGTAGATCATCTCCCGTTGCGTCTCGATGTTGGAGTAGGTCGCCTTGTCGAGGATCCCGAGCATCGGCGGCGGGATCATGTAAACGCCGCAGATCTCCTCGCGGACGACCTTGCGCTGGTCCATCAGTTCCGCCTCGACGCTGGTTGACCCGACGGCCTTCCAGTCCAGGCCGGGCGGTAGCAACGCCGGCTTGCCGGCGTTCTCCGGGCCCGAGTACAGGGCGGTCAGGTCGGCGCGTAGCTGGTCGAGCAGCTGCTGGCGGACGGCCGGGTCAAGGCCGAGCCACTCCTCGGACGCGACGACGGCGGATGGTGGCCTGGCGCCGTTGGCGAACGTTGCGCGGGTGAACCGTTGCGCGGCGTCCTCGATCTGCAAGGTGACGCCTAGCTGCTGCAGCGGTGAGCAGCCGAGCGGGCCGGCGGGTGACCAGTAGGCGATGTGGAGCACGTTGTCGATCGACACGTCGCGGCTGACGGTCGGGTCGTCGGTGTCGAACTTGAACCCCTGGATCGTGTCGCGCCAAGGCATCAGCGGCTGGCAGTAGCGCCAGTCCTTCGGGGTGAACGTGACCGCGTCGTTCGTGCCGATCTGGACCTGGGTGACGGAGTTGCCGTGGACGAGCACCGGGCCGAGTAGCGCCATCGTCAGTTGCGGTGCGGAGCGGCCGTCTTGCGCGTGGATCGCGGCGGCGAGCGGGTGCTCCCACTCTCTGAGTCTGCGGCGGTTGGCGGGGTCGTCGCCTTCTCGGATGTAGACCTTCAGCGGCACTCGGATTGCCCAGGTCAGCATTCGCATCACGGCGGCGCCGATCCACGGTTGGCTCTGGAACAGGCGGGCGAATGAGACGGCGCGGCCGCCGACGGTCCAGAGGGCGGTCGGGATGTCGTTCTGCCCCCAGCTTGAGATGCTTAGGTCTCCGCGGCCGGGGGCGACCTCGACGGTGCCGGTGCCGACGTTGTCGGGGGTCGGCCAGATCGTGCCGGCGTGCCGCTCGCGGCGGCTGCGCTCGAGCCGGTCGATCCGTTCCTCCCGCTCTTGAAGTGTCTCCATGACCTACAACGGTGTCCCCTGTGGCCTAAAGCGGTTCGATCCTGTAGTCGGATAGGTTGCCAGGTAGGGTCGGCGGAGTCGAATCGGGAGGCGTCACGGCCCGTGCTTCCCATGCGAGCACGGCGGCGAGCGCCCCGGCGATCGGTGCCTGGTGTTGAAGGTCGGCGGTCAGGTAGGCGTGGCCGCGGGTGCGGGCCATCCTGGCGGCGAGCACGGGCGCGGATAGGCGCGGGTCGCCGTCGTGGTGAATGTCGCCGGCGCGGGCGTCGGCGCGGAACCGCTCGACGATCTGCGCGGTCCGAGCCCCGGGCAGCTCGACGTGAACGTCGACGACCCGCTTGCGGCCGAGCTCGGCGCGCCACCCGTCGACGAGGGAGCGCCACTCCGCGCCGGCGGACGCGAAGATCGCCGCGACGCGGTAGCGCGCGAGCGCGGCCTGCAGCGCCGCGTCGGCCGCCTGGCGGTCCGGGGTGCCGGGCTCGCCAGCGCCGAGGGTGAACAGCAGCCCGTCCGCGCGGCGGCATGCGACGAGCGCCCACCCGTCGCCGCCGCGAAACCCGACGGTGATCTCGTCGCCCTGGTGGGGCTCGTCGACGACCTGGAGCGCGCGCCACTCCTCGAGGTTCATGAACGCCCCGGCGGAGCTCGCCCACACGCAACCGTGGAGCTGTAGGAATCGGCCGGGGGTCAGCTTCGGCGACCGCGACAGCGCCTCGAGGCGGCCCGAGTCGATCCATGATGCGGGGTTCGCGGCGCGGATCGCGTCGAGGTCTGACGGGTCGCTGGTGTCGGCGCAGTAGTTGTAGACCAACGTTCGGCTGGCGTGGTCGCGGCTGATCGTCAGCGCCCGGTGGACGCGCTGCAGGTCGCCGTCGCGTTCGTTGGCGTCGATCAGTTGGCCGAGGATCCCGTCGACCCGTTCGTGCGGTTCGCCGGCGTGGCTGATCACGAACACGCGCGCCGCTTCGCGGGTCAGTTCGCCGGCGGTTGCGATGTCGGCCCAGGTGCGCCGCCGCCGGGCGGTGATCCACTCGGCGAGCTCGTCGACGACGACAAGGCTCGGGTTGTAGCCGGCGGCGGCGCCGGTGTCCCCAGACACGCGGTATAGGGTGCCGAAGCTGCCGGCGTGCGCGATCTGCCCCTCATGCTCGCGGATCACCAGGCGGGCGCCGAGCCACGGGTCTGATTTGACGTATCGGACGGCGGCGTTGAATAGGCGGCCCGCCTGCTTGTCGGTCGCGGCGGCGAGCAGGATCTCGGGGGCGCCGTCGTTCTCGACCAGCTCGTACAAGGCGTAGGCGGCGAGCATCGACGTCTTGCCGTTCTTCTTGGGCAGGACGAACACGACGGTCTGCCAGTAGGCGGTGTCCTCGCCGAGCTCGGCGAGCGCCTCGTCCATCATCGGCCGCTGCCAGTCGGGCTCGAGCACGAGCGGGTAGCCGGCGAACCGGTCGGTTGATTGGAAGCAGTGCTCCGCGCACCACCATGCGAAGTGCTCGCCGCGGGTCGCCTCGGCGTAGTCCTCCCAACGGTCGCGGGCGACTACGACCACCCGGCGTCAGCCCCAGATGAACGAGAGAATGACGTCGGCGTCGGTGACCGTCCCGGCCGAGTCGACAACGTTGACGGGCACTGAAAAGACGCTGCCCTCCTTCGTGATCTCGGCGATCGCGTTGGCGTCGTCGTCCCAGGGAATTTCGAACCTGACCCAGTTGACGTTGTCGAAGTCCTGGCAGGCGACGTTGATCAATCCCGCGGACTTCCCCCCGATCGCGGTCCAGTCCGGCAGGTCCTTACCGTTCTGGTCGGCGTCGTTGATCTTCAGCACAGTCGCGTCCGCCAGCGCCCCGGCGGTGGCGACCTCCCCGGTAGCGGGGTCGGCCGCCGTGCCGGTGTTGAGGCGATATGGAGCTGCCGCCGTCCGGAGCCCGCGGTTGGCCTCGTTGGCGTCCAGGCGGGCCGACAGGACGGCCAGTCCTGCGCCGCCGCCGCTGTCGCCGCCGCCGGTGCGTATCGCTTCGCGGATGTCGTCTAACCCGCTGATGTCCTGGGGCATTTCGTTCTCCCTTGCCTTTGGTTGACCTTCACTCGACTGCCCGCAGCCGTCGCCGTGGCGGGCCTGCCGCGGCGCGGTCTGGCGCCGACGCGGCACCCGGCGGTCGGCCGGCGCCGACGTGCCGCGACAGCTTCATCCGCCCGGTCGGGTCCATCCCGAGTAGCGACGCGAGCTGCGCCGCCTCACGGCGGGCGAGCGCGATCTGCGCCAGCAGCGGGTGCGGAACCTGGGCGGTGCCGGTCGCGCCGCCCAATGCGACGCCCGGCCGGCCGGCGTGCTCCCATTGCGCCTCAAGCGACGCCCATGCCGCGACGGCCGCGGCGTATCGGTCGACCGCGCCGGCGCTCCTCTCGACCGGTTCGCCGAGGGCGGTCAGCGTCGCCTGCGCTTCGGCGCGCGCCTGGTCGCCGGCGGCGTTGGCGATCGCGACGACGTTGAGCGGTTCGCGGCCGTCGTCGTCGTCGGCGCCGAACCGCCGCTCGAGCAGGTAGGCGCCGGCGCGCCAGTCCTCCGCGGCGGCGGTCGCGATCTGCGTGACCTGGCGGGCTTCGCCCTCGGCGCGCGCCGCCTCGACCCGTGATCGAAACGAGGCGTAGGGCTCCTCGCCTTGCGCGCCGAGGCGCATCCATGCGTCGATCGTCGTGCGCGACAGGCCGGCGGCACGCGCCGCGGCCTTGCGGGTGTTGCCGGCGCGCAGCAGTCCGACGAGCCGCTCGACCCGGTCGGCGCTAAACGCGCCGTGGGTGCGGCGCAGGTGCGGGCCGCAGACGTCGGCGTCCGGGGCGGCCGGCCGGCGGCACCGGCGCCCGGCGGCCGTGGTCGCGACGCACTGGGTGCTCACCGCGACCCCCTGGGCCCAGGTCGAATTTCCGGTCCAGCTAAACGGTGAG